AAAACGAGGATAATATAGAGTTATTCGACAACAAAAAGAGGGCTGAAAGATGGACGCGGAAAAGAAACTTGAGAGACTGCCGCTAAGTAGGATTGCTGAAATGTTGCAGTCAGACAGTGAGAAGGAGATAGAGGATTACAAGAAATTATCAGGATGCATTGAGACGATTTTCTATGAGAGGGAGGGACTGATAATGGAGCTCAAGAGTGAATACAGTAAGCGTGTCAAGCTTTTGCAGGATTACGACATGCTGAATAGAAAGCTTGAGAATAAGACTGCTGAATGCGAAAGAATAAAGACGAAGATTAGATTGCTTAATAAAGAGATGAATGATGAAGGATAGTATGTTAATAATCATGCTGATAGCTGCTTTGGTCATTGCAATCGGTGTGATTGATATAGGAATAATCATTGGAACAGCTCGCATCAAAAAGGAACGTGAAAATTATAAGAATGAAGACTGGAAGGAAAGGTAACGATTGAAATGAACAAGTCAGAACTGATTAGATCAGTAGCAAGAAACACAGGGATTACGCAGAAGGAGGTTGAAGAGATTATTAATGAAGCACTTGGTGAAATCATAGATCTCACGACGGTAATGAATGAAAGAGTGATGCTTCATAAATTCGGCGCATTTGAGCCAGTACACCGCGAGAAGCGCGAAATGGTAAATCCAAGAACAAGGGAGAAGGTTATCACAAGGGAAAGAAGAACATTCAAGTTCGTCGTGTCAAAGACGCTGAATGACAAGCTATGAAGTGTCAAAAAGACACCCGAAAAACTTCAAAAACCTTTTTTTAAAAAGATGGTCAAAAACACAAGGAAAAACAAGAAGAAACAAGGAAAAAGGAAAACGAGGATAATGTAATGTTATTCGACAACATGAAAGAAGCAAAATGGAGGAAAAGATGCCAAGAAATGAGTATCAATTCATCGTCATAAGAAAAAGCCAGATAGTGTTCATCGGATCTGCGAGTGAATGCGCTGAACTTGTCGGACTTGAATTGGCAGGATACGTCCATCAGTATGCGAAACGGTTTCACTGCTGCAATGGATACTTTTTCGTGAAGTTGCCTTATGGAATAACAAATAAACTAGAAGATGAAATTCACAGCAGCGTTGCCAATGCAGTAAGCGCAAGAGCGCACATGAGGATTGCGCAGTCAAGGCTTGAAAGGGCGATAGCTGACAGCGACCATGATACAGTCGACATTATTGACAGGTATCTCAGTCTCATGCTGAAAAGCGACAGGTTGAAAGAGTTCATGGAGAGAAAGGGGTATGCGATACATGAGTATGATTGACTGCATAAATCACAAGAACAGCAAAGAGAGAAGAAGAGCTGAGCTAATGTCAGAGATGCACAATGATATAGAAGCGCTTCGGTCCATGCAAATGAGGCTTCGAAAAACGGGAGCAAGCAGTGACATACTTGTCGTTCTGTCAAGAGCAAGGGAACAGATCAGCATAGAACGCAGGAAGATTGTCGCTGAGATGAACAAAGGAGCAAACAATAAATGATTGACAAAGAAACATACAAAAAAGAATTAAAACGAATGTTTGATTCATTAAGCGGTGGCAACAAAAGCACTGATCGTTGTGGAATCAAGTGCTCACAGTGCCCTCTAAAAAAAATATGTAATAATAACATATATGCTTTTGATATAATAGAAGCAGTGGAAAAATGGAGCAATGAGAACAAACATAAATTATCTAAATTAGAATACGATATATTGGAAATTTTCCAATATACCGGGTCATACCACACCAAAACGTTTGAAGACTACTTTCTTACAAACGCACTTTTAGTCAAAGGATATTTTAAAGGAGCTACAAAAGATATGTCTATAAAAGATTACTTAGATGTCTGTGAGGTAACGGATGATGTTTGAATACGAAAGAACACTCATTGAGGATCTCAGCGAGAGCAACAAAATGATCGAGGAGATAAGGAATGAATGTTGAAATAAGTTCAAAGCAGGAGCTTGTCAAGTTCCTGAGCGGATATAGAAATGCTTATTATGAGTGGCTTGTTCTGGATTCATACACGTATGTAAGATCAGTAGAATTCAGTGACGAGACAAGGACAACAGCTCATGCTGACACTTCCAGTATTTACAATAGAGACATGAAAAGAAAACAGGAGCTGGAGGAATACATGAGGGAGATTGAGGATGCTATAGAGAAGCTGAGGGAATACAATCAGGACTCATACAGGATAATGTATTTTAAGTTCATAAGATTAAAAAGCCTTGAAGATATAGCTTGTATGCTGCACTACTCTCTTAGTCATGTTAAGCAGACGCTGTATCCTAAGGCTAAGGAAGATTTGTTCAATTTGATTAGATCTTAACACTGTACCAAACTGTACTTTAATTAGTGGTATTATGTTAGTGTAAGGAAAGCATGAAGTAAGTCCCCGAACTTCAAGTATGATGCTTTCCTTTTTATGTTTTAGAAAGAAGGAAGTATATGAGAGAGGATAGACGCGGGCCGCATAGAACGGCATTCGAGAAGAACAAGAAAAGAATCCTGGCAACGCAGAACATATGTGGAATTTGCGGACAGCCTGTTGACAAGTCACTGCGCTATCCGAATCCGCTAAGCCCTGTGATTGATCATATTATACCGATTGCAAAGGGCGGACATCCTTCTGATATCAATAACCTTCAGCTTGCGCACTGGTCATGCAACAGGCAAAAAAGTGATAAATTGTATGCTGACATGAAGGATATGAAAAACGGCAAAAAAATAATAGGAAATAGAAATCTGCCACAGACGTTTGAATGGAAAAAATACAAGAGTTAGCGGGGGGGTATCCACCTACCCAAACGTCTCACGGAGGTTCACGCCGTCACTGTACATTTTTTCTCGTGCGAAAATCTCAACTGGAAAGGAAAAGAACATGGAATATAAAGGAATAGCATACTTAAGGTCAAAGCTGGCATCAGTATCTGCAAGAGCAAAAATGAGATATAAGCAGTATGCAATGAAGTACGTTGATATTGACTATGGACTGACGATACCGCCTGAAATGAAGGAAAAGTATAGGGCAGTCCTTGGATGGAGTGCAAAGGGCGTTGACAGCCTGGCTGACAGACTTATATTCAGGGAATTTGCAAATGATGATTATGACGCCAATCAAATATTCAAGCAGAATAACCCCGATATCTTTTTTGACAACGTGGTTCTATCAACACTGATAGGAGCATGTTGTTTTGTTTATATTTCGAATGATGAAAATGGAATGCCAAGACTTCAGGTGATTGAAGCATACAATGCTACGGGCATTCTTGATCCGATTACAGGACTTCTAACGGAAGGATATGCAGTGCTGAAGAGAGATGATGCAACGGACAATCCTGTTCTTGAAGCATATTTCACTGGTGAATATACGCTTTTCATGGAAAAAGGAAAGAAGGATTACATAATCACAAATCATGCAAAAACACCACTGCTGGTTCCTGTCATTCATCGTCCTGACGCAGTAAGACCTTTTGGAAGAAGCCGCATCACTCGTTCAGGTATGTACTATCAGAGATATGCAAAGAGAACATTGGAGCGTGCCGACATTACTGCGGAGTTCTATTCATTTCCACAGAAATATGTGCTAGGCATGGATGCTGATGCGGAGCCTCTTGACACATGGAGAGCAACAATATCTTCCATGCTTCAGATAAGCAATGATGAGAACGGAAACAAGCCAACTGTGGGCCAGTTCACGACTTCAAGCATGAGTCCGTTTACTGAACAGCTGAGGACAGCTGCCGCTGGCTTTGCAGGGGAGATGGGACTGACAATGGACGACCTTGGATTCGCTTCTGACAATCCTTCAAGCGTTGAGGCAATCAAGGCAAGCCATGAGAACCTTAGACTTGCAGGAAGAAAGGCCCAGCGTTCTATTGGTACAGGATTATTGAATGTTGCCTACGTAGCTTCATGTCTGAGAGATGACTTTCAGTATCTTAGAAGCCAGTTCGTCAATACTGAAGTGAAATGGGAACCATTGTTTGAAGCGGACGCCAATACACTTACTCTTATTGGAGATGGCGCTATCAAGCTCAATCAGGCATTGCCTGGATATATTACAGGTGAGACGATCAGGGACCTTACAGGAGTGAAAGGTGATGAAAGCGCACGTCCAGTGTTGCCGAGTGAAGAAGCAGGAGAAGGTGAGTAGGATTGGTGAAGGATATCACGCCGGATCTTCTTGAAAGGATAAAGAAAGACTTTGAAAGGCAAATCAGCAGCAACAGCAAGATTTCCGATTTGATTGGGAAGCTAGATAAAGGTACTGCGACTTATCTGGATGCGAATGAGTACTCAATAGAAATAGGAAGAACATTAGCGAATGTTTTAGGAAAGAATATATCCTCTGATGTTCTTCCAAACGGGAAGATGTACTACAATATCGCAAACAGGATAATTAACGATACGCTGTCAAGAAATCATGACATCATTGCTGACTATGCAGCTAAGACACAGAAGGCTCTTAACACAAAGGCTAAGATAGGATTGAAGGTTGTCAAGCCTGTATTAAATCAGGATAGAATTGATGGAATAGTAAACAGGGCATCGTCTGAAGATAGATTTGATAATGTCAAATGGATTTTGGATGAGCCAATAGTGAACTTCAGTCAGAGCATCGTAGATGACAGCATAAGAGAAAATGCTGACATTCATTATCAGAAGGGCTTGACTCCAAGGATCATAAGAAAAGAGAGCGGAAAATGCTGCAAGTGGTGCAGGTCGATTGCTGGAATATATGCTTATCCTGATGTTCCCAAGGATGTATACAGACGTCATCAGAACTGTAGATGTACTGTTGATTACTATCCAGGAGATGGAAAAGTCCAGAATGTGCACACGAAACGAATAACTAAAATACCAACTTCACAGTTTGAGGAACTAAAAAGAAGAGAGAAAGACATAAAGTTACTGAACATCAGGGAGGACAGCAGGGAGTACAAGGAACTTGTAAATATACTGGGAGATAAGGCACCGAAATCATTAGCAATGTTTCAGGACATGAAGTATAATGATATTGAGAAATACGAACAGATAAAAGATCATGCTTACATTCAAGAAATGTTTGATTCGGGAAAATGGAAGGATAAGATTAATCCTGAAAAGCAAGCACGGCATATGGAATCTACAGCACCAGAAGGAAAGAGCTATTTCTTTGATGATGTGGATATAAAGGCGCTTTATGAGAAGCATAAAATGTCAGGAAGAATTAGGTACAGTGGCAATAAAAGGACAGGGAATGAGCTTATTGACATAAGTGCAGATTTGAAATTAGGAAGAGATGCATACAGTGGGAAATATATCAATGGATTTACAATAAAGTATAGTAAAACAGGTTCGCACTTGATTCCAACATTTCATGAGGAGGATAAAAAATGAATTTATTACAGTATAATAATAAAAAAGTAAGATTAGTTACGAATGACGAAAGGGTTTACCAAGGCATGGCATATTTCTGCGATGCTGATGATTACGAGACTGAGGAAGATGAACTGACAATCAAAAATCAATCAGATAATAGATACTACGGAGTTGCAAACTCTGAAATTAAATCAATAGAAATTATATAGCACTCACAGGAGTGCTTTTGTTTTGCCATGTCATATGGATATAAACTGGATATCATGGATTGAAAGGGTGGAAGGATGGCAAAGAAGAGATTTGGAAATCAGAAGCCTACTCAATCAGTCATTCTAAAATATGTAAAGAAGAGGTCTAAATTCAAGGAAGCAATAGAGATTTATGAAAAGACTGGACTGAAAGCCTACAAGTGGCAATACAATTTATTGGAGCCTATCATGGCAGTTGATAAGAAAGGACTTTGGGTTCATCAGAAGTTCGGATATTCCATTCCACGAAGAAACGGAAAGTCTGAAATTCTCTACATGCTGGAGCTATGGGGACTTCACAATGGGTTGAATATGCTTCATACAGCCCATAGAATAAGTACATCACATTCGTCTTTTGAGAAGGTGAAAAGATACCTTGAAAAGATGGGCTATGTTGATGGAGATGACTTCAATTCAATACGTGCCAAGGGACAGGAGAGAATTGAACTGTATAAGACTGGCGGAGTTGTTCAGTATAGAACAAGAACATCAAATGGCGGACTTGGTGAAGGATTTGACCTTCTTGTCATTGATGAGGCACAGGAATACACGATAGAGCAGGAGTCAGCACTTAAGTATACCGTAACTGATAGTGATAACCCAATGACAGTCATGTGTGGTACGCCTCCAACGCCAGTATCAAGCGGTACAGTTTTCACGAATTATCGCAGTACCGTACTTTTTGGAAAGGGAAAGTATTCAGGATGGGCTGAATGGTCAGTAGATGAAGAGAAGGAGATAGATGATGTAGAGGCCTGGTACAACTCCAACCCATCAATGGGATATCACCTGAATGAGCGAAAGATTGAGGCTGAGCTGGGAGACGACAAGCTTGATCACAATGTTCAGCGTCTTGGATTCTGGCCGACATACAATCAGAAATCAGCAATCTCGGAAACGGAATGGAATGCCTTGAAGATTGATAAAATTCCTGATATTAATGGAAAGCTGTTTGTCGGAATCAAGTATGGCCAGGATGGCACGAACGTTGCATTGAGCATTGCGGTAAGGACTGATGATGAACGCATTTTTATAGAAACGATTGATTGTCAGTCAGTAAGAAATGGAAATCTATGGATTGTAGACTTCATAAAGAATGCAGACGTTGCGCAGGTTGTAGTTGATGGTGCAAATGGCCAGAAGATGCTTGATGACGAACTGAAGGATTACAGGATAAAGAATGTCATATTGCCGACGGTGAAGGAAATCATCAATGCCAATGCATTGTGGGAGCAGGGCATATATCAGAAGACGATATGTCATAATGGCCAGCCATCACTGACGAAGGTAGCAACGAACTGCGAAAAGAGAAACATAGGATCAAACGGTGGGTTTGGATACAAGTCACAGTTTGATGATATTGATATAGCGCTTATGGACAGTGCATTGCTTGCCCACTGGGCATGTCATAACACGAAGCCAAAGGCAAAACAACGAATCAGATATTAGGAGCACCTTCACGAAGGTGTTTTTTAATATAAAAATCACCGCACTCACGGGAAAATGAGGAGAAAGGAGGCATATATATGCCTGAATTTAAGACAATTGAAACACAGGAGGAACTGGACGAAATCATTAAAGCTCGTGTAGCTCGGGAACGCGAGAAGTATAGTGATTATGAACAGCTTAAGAAGCGTGTGAAGGAATTGGAGGAAGAAAACGGTAGCTTGCATACTACAATCGACGATCAGACAAAAAGCAGTGATTCTATCAATGCACAGGTCGAGGAGCTTAAGAAACAGGTGGCTGATTATGAAAAATCAGCATTGAAGCAGCGTGTCGCATTGAAAGCGGGATTGCCTTATGAGTTAGCAAGTCGTTTGGTTGGTGAGGATGAAGAAGCTATCACAAAGGATGCTCAGTCAATGGTTGAGCTTATGAAGCCAACGCAGCAAGTGCCACCCTTGAAGAGCATTGAAAACGAAAGCAATAGTGAGAATAAGTTCTATTCATCATTATTGCAGAATCTAAATACTAATGATTAAGAAGGAGAAGAAACAGATGGCAACAGAAACATCAAGAGGAACATTATTCAGCCCACAGCTAGTAACAGATTTAATTGATAAGGTAAAGGGACATAGCACGTTAGCAAAGCTGTCAGCTCAGAAGCCTATTGCTTTTAACGGTCAGAAGGAATTCACGTTCACAATGGATTCTGACATTGATATTGTCGCTGAAAATGGAAAGAAAACACATGGCGGAGTCACTGTCGAGCCAATCATTATCGTGCCGATCAAGGTAGAGTATGGTGCACGCTTTTCGGATGAATTTCTATATGCGACTGAGGAAGAACAGATTGACATTTTGAAGAGCTTCAATGATGGATTTTCAAAGAAGCTTGCACGCGGCATTGACCTGATGGCATTCCATGGAATCAACCCAAGAACCAAGGAAAAATCTACAGTCATCAATGGAAATGAC